AGTTGCTCTTGCAGGTGGTTATGTTACCAAACCTTCAATGGGTTGGTATTCAAGAGTTGACCAAACTACAGGTGAGCAGATGGAAGGTAAGGTAAGAGAAAAAGATACACTTACTGCTGAATTTTGGGAACCAATCTTTGCAGATACTAACTTTGCAGAATTCCTAAAAGCTCACTATTCTATCGGACATAAACCAATGCTAGAAATTGATCTAGAAAGCACTTTACAAGAGGGTTAAAATGGGTTATAATATAACTAACAATGACTTTAAACTTGTAGAAAATGATGGCAGTGGTGAGTTTGCAGAATTTTATGGTGTTAGACTTACCACGGGTAAATATAAGAATGTAATTGTTATCTATGGAAAAGTATCGGTCCAAGAACTAGATACTGATGAAGCTAGATTATCATTTACTTATGCTATTCAGGACCCCGCCGATTTTGACCTAGAGTTTTTACAAGGTGATGAGGAATTTAATAATTATTTAGGTGCTGTCTTGGAATTTTTTATTCAAGATAGCTTAGAAAACAAAGAGGCAACAATTGGAAATATCAAACCAACTACCGACGCATATACTGAATCATCTCCTCAATAACGAGGAGTATTGTCGCAGGGTAATACCATACATTAAAAAAGAGTATTTCGAAGGTTCACATAAAACTGTATTTGATATGATAGTACAGTTTGTTCAACAGACGAACAAGCTGCCCACATCTAAAATCTTACAGCTTGAATTAAGAAAGCAATCTGCGCCAGAAGATCTTCTGAATAGTGCAAATCAGCTGATTGGTGAAATATCTGCAAAATCAGATATAGATACCGAATATCTTATTAAGGAATCTGAGAAGTGGTGTCGTGATAGAGCAGTATATAATGCTATCATGGATTCTATCCAAATTATTGATGGTCAAGACAGTTCAAAAACAGAAGGTGCTATCCCAGAGATTCTATCTAATGCTTTGGGTGTATCATTTGATCAAGCTATCGGCCATGATTACATTGATAATTCCGAAGAACGTTTTGAGTTTTACAACACTAAAGAACACAGAATACCATTTGATTTAGATTACTTTAATAAAATTACAAAGGGTGGTTTACCTAATAAAACATTAAACATTGCTCTTGCAGGAACTGGTGTAGGTAAATCGTTGTTTATGTGTCATTGTGCTGCTTCTATTCTGCAACAAGGCAAAAATGTTTTATATATTACTATGGAAATGGCAGAAGAAAGAATTGCAGAACGTATTGATGCTAACTTAATGGACTTGCCTATTGAACAACTTGAACGATTACCAGAGAATGTTTTCAATGACAAGATTGCTAATATTGCAAAAGCTTCTATCGGTAAACTTATTATTAAGGAATATCCAACTGGTGCAGCGCACACAGGACACTTCAGAGCTCTCTTAAATGAGCTGAAAATGAAGAAAAACTTTAAACCTGATATAATTTACATAGATTACCTTAATATTTGCGCATCTTCGCGTATGAAAGGTATGGGTGGAAGTATAAATAGTTACACTTACATCAAAGCCATCGCGGAAGAACTTCGAGGCCTTGCTGTTGAGTTTAATGTACCGATTGTGTCTGCAACCCAGACCACGAGGTCAGGCTTCAGTAATACTGACGTTGGACTTGAGGATACATCGGAATCATTTGGTTTACCTGCTACGGCTGACTTAATGTTTGCTCTTATATCTACAGAGGAACTTGAGGAGTTAGGCCAAATCATGGTAAAACAATTGAAAAATAGGTATAACGATCCTACCAAATATAAGAGATTTGTAATTGGTATTGATCGTTCCCGCATGAAATTATATGATGTAGAAGAATCGGCACAACAGGATTTGGTATCAGATTCTGTTCCCGATAAACCAATAGCAACGTGGGGAGACCGAGAAAACAAAGACACGTTTGCTGAATTCAAAATATAGGAGAAATATATGGATATGTTATTAAAAGCAAAAGACTGGGTATCAGAAAGAGTGTTTGAAAGAACATCACTAGATGGTATCAGTTTAATCGTAGTTTGTGGGTCAGTCATTTTATTTGGCGGCATTGCAAAACTACTTGCATGGGCCGGATTGCTCTGGGGCATTTATACACTAGTGAAGAAAGGCTAATAATATTCAATGTTTAATGTGAAACTTATATCATATAGTCAACCGCCGGAGGGGTCAGAGTTAAACAATGACCTTCTCCAGTTGGTTGCATACTGTGCTAGAGTATCAAACCCTAGTAATCAAAACAACGAAGCTACATCAGAGAAGCTTGTAAAATATCTAATCAAACACAAGCATTGGAGTCCATTAGAAATGGTATCAGTGTGTCTTGAAATTGATACTACAAGAGATATTGCACGACAAATTCTAAGGCATCGTTCCTTTACTTTCCAAGAGTTTTCTCAAAGATATGCTGACCCCACTGAGGATTTATCATTTGTAACTAGAGAAGCTCGATTACAGGATACCAAGAATAGACAAAACTCTGTTGATATTCCACAGGAAGAATCCATTCATTATATTTGGGAATCATATCAAGAAGTTATTATTGAGAGATGCAAACATGCATATCAATGGGCTTTAGAAGCTGGTATAGCAAAGGAACAGGCTAGAGCAGTCTTACCTGAAGGGCTAACTAAGTCTCGTATGTATGTAAATGGAACACTCAGATCATGGATTCATTATATGGATCTAAGAAGCGGCAATGGTACTCAGAAAGAACACGCAGAAATTGCCAAGGCTTGTGCAGAAGTTATCTATACTTTATTTCCTGTTGATGATGTTATATAAAAGCGTATTTTTATAACAAAATAATATAAAAAAGTGCAATTATTTTACATAAGCGTGTTTACATTTGCTCTATATGTGATATAATATACCTATATTAAATGATAAGGAACCACATTATGAAAGACTTAATTACAGAAATCCAAGATTTACTTATGATTATGCAAGATCAACTTCACAGTAAATTTGAACATACCATTGAAACTACTAAATACCGCATGGAAGAAGGTAGAAATTACATCAAGTTGATAAGATCTGATGATGGTCGTGATTCAGTCTGTGGTTTTATTGTTAAAAATCCCCCAAAATACATTGATAACAAAACAAATAAACCATTTGAAATTGGTGATATGTTGATGGCAGCGGGTTGGAACAAACCTGCTACTAACTTTGCAAGAGGTAATGTCTTTGACTATAATGAATCATCAATCAGATGGACAGGAATTTAAGGAGAATATTATGAATAAATTAAAAGGTATTTTATACGGAACAATTGCTGGTATTGCATTTGGTTTAACACTAAATTATATTGGTGATATTCCTGAAGTTCAAACAAGCTATTCTACTGGAGACTGCGTCAAGGTAGTCAACTATAAAAAAGGTGGTACATACTCTTGCGAGAATATGCCTACCAAATATAATCACGTCTGGGTTCAGTAATGATTATGCGTCACCTGCAGACGGAATTGAAAGTGCGTGGGGGTTATGACCGAATATACACAGGGGAAATGAAAAAGTCCCCTACTAATTTTAAAGGAGTAAATTATGAATTATTATGAACTATTAGCCAAACAATCAATTGTGGATGGCAAACAAACATTAACTGAGGATCAAGTTAGGTCTATGGTAGGGGCACCAAGTGTCTCTGAGGCTGATACATGTGCTTGTGGTGATAATGTAAACACATGTCCTGATTCCTATGAACACATGACTCACGGAGTATAAATGAAGCCTTGGAAAATTATTCAGAAACTGGAAGCAACTAGTTCTCGGCTTGAGAAAGAAGCAATAGTAAAAGCCAATTGGCATAATACTGAATTTAAAACCGGCCTGAAACTTGCTCTCGATCCTATGTCAACCTTTGGAATCAAACAGGTTCCAGAAAAAGTGGGCGGAGAGGCATGGCCAGAAGTTCATTATACTACTACAGGTTGGGATGTATCACAATCTCTTGATACACTTTTAACAATTCATGATTTTGTGGCATGCTGTGATGAACTTAAATCAAGAAAACTCACTGGAAATAATGCAAAAGATGCTGTAGCGGGTATGATTGGTCGATGTGAATCCATAGATGAATGGAACTATTGGTACCGTAGAATACTAATTAAAGATTTAAAATGTGGTATATCAGAAAAAACTGTAAATAAAGTTTATGGTAAAGGGTTTATCCCTATTTTCGGCTGTATGTTGGCCAAAGATGGTACTCACCAGCAAGAAAAAATAACTGGTCAACAAGTTGTCGAGTATAAATTTGACGGAGTCAGATGCCTGGCGATAATTGAAAACAATGAATGTGTATTATATTCTCGTACTGGTAAGGTATTTGAGAATGTTCCACATATTAATAATGCATTAAGTAAAGAGTATTATAATGGATATGTACTTGATGGTGAGTTAATGGGTAAAGATTTCCAAATCCTTATGAAAAAAATAAATTCAAAGCATGGTTGGAAAGAAGAAGAAATGGACGAATATTTTGCAGTATTTGATATTTTAACTATTGAAGAATTTAAAGCCGGTGGTAGTGATATTCCACAACTACAAAGAAAGAAAAAACTAGATAAATTATTCCGCGGAGATGCAGATTTATTTTGGAATAAGTCAGTCCATACTGTTAACTATGATATATTGGATATGAACGATGAATTAGATTCTGCTCAATTTACTGAAAAGGCGGCTCATGCTGCCCAAGAGGGATTTGAAGGTTTAATGGTTAAACCAGTTGATGGTGTATATAAAACAAAGAGAACAGACGCATGGTTGAAATTAAAACCTTTTATTGAAGTAACATTGGAGTTAAAAGATGTTGAAGAAGGAACAGGAAGAAACTCTGGAAAGCTTGGTGCACTCATTTGCGAAGGTACAGACACTGGTAAACACATTAAAGTTAATGTTGGTTCTGGCCTCAGTGATGACGATCGCGATGCTATTTGGTCACTTCCTGAAAAATATTTAGGCTTGATGGTAGAAGTAAGGGCTGATGCTATTAGTAAAGCAGAAGATGCAGATTATTACAGTCTTAGGTTCCCTAGGTTTAAGGGATTCCGAGGATTCAAACCAGGGGAGAAATTATAATGTTAGGATACTATAAACCAATTGATGTTTTATGCGAAGACAATGGCAAAGTTGTTAAAGCTGAAGTTGTTAATATGGTTAGAGGTGAATATATGAATGTAGATCTAGGTGGTATGAAACTTAGTATGCAGTGGAATAAAAAACTCAAAGAATTTAGAACTCGAAAAAGTGGCCTAGATTTTATTGCTGGTATACCGGAGAGTTACTAATGATGGCTTATAGAGTAACTGCTAAAGTAAAACATACCGAAGAAATAGTAGCTGAATATATTTTTGACAAGATGCAAGATGCAATTAAATTTCATTCAGATATGGTAGGCAAAGGTTATGAATCTGTTCTAAGTCGAGTCCAAGTATAAGATTCACTTTACAAATGTTATAAATAGTTGTATAATACTACTTTAATTACAGGGTTAAGTAATGCGCGGATTTAAAACATTTATTCCAGAAGATTTACAAAATCTTCAATACACAGGTAATGACAATGCATTTGTATTAGGCATTTTATCTGATATTGATGATGCAATTAGTTCTGTCAAAACAGAAATTGAAATAGATGTTAGACCCAATAAACAAAGTGGGGCTAAATTAGGTATCAGCCAAATGATGCCAGACAAAGACAGAGAAAAGTTTGCTGCTCTTGCTAGAGATATTATCGACAAGACAGATGGTCTTACTTTGAGAATGGATAAGGTTTCTGGCGCTCGTAAAGAAAAGGACTATGCATTCGAACACAGTGAAATGGACAAGTATGTTTATGTTAACTGTCGTCCACAAGGTGGCCGTGGCGCACTCGGTGATGATCCTCATGAATTAATGACAGCCGCATTATGTTTATTTCCTAAAGTTCATAAAATTACAAATTCTGATGAAATGGATGCTCTTATTGAATTAGTAAGAGGTCAATTAAAGAAAGTAAAGGGCTATAAACAAGGCCAAGTTGATTCCCTTGTAGGTGATTATTCAAACTTATGTAAAGCAGTATCAGCCGCCAATGCTATTATTGAAGCAGGATATGGTAGTGCAGATATGGTTTACCTCACTGGTCAGGCATGGGACGATGATGTAAAAGAATTTCAAATGACCAAACACGGCATGAAGGACTTTAACTCATCTGATTTTATTATTAGAAAGGGTAAAAACTTTGTTGGTATCTCTTTAAAGAAAAAGAAAAGGTCCACAGAAAATGACCCAACTCTAATTAATAAAGCATTTACAAGTCTATTATCTGAAAAGAAATTTGATAAGGTAAGAAATCAAATTGATGATGATGCTGGTGCTTTCTATGTTCACGTGATTAAACTTGCACAAAAACTAAAATTACTTTCGCCCGAACTCGAAAAAGATATTAAGAAAAATAGACCTAGTAGAAAAAATTGGAAACAGTTTATTCAACGAATACCTAATGATTTGGTGAACAGAGTTTTAAAAGGCAAACAAACACTATTTAAAAGAATGGCTCAAACCATTGATAAAAATAGTGACATGATTGCAGAACAATTAATTACACTCATATTTAAAGCAGATTTACAAGAATTAAAGAAAGTCAACTTTGACTTTGCTCTCGTAACTGGCATTGGTGAATACGGCCCAAGAAAAGGTGTTGTGGTAGAAAAGGGCGAATATAAAGATATTGATACTACTACAACTATGATTGATGAATTATTTAGTAAGGGTAAACCAAAAATGATTCTTACTCCTGGTGCGAGTCAAGCCTTTGACCCTGGTGCTAAAGCAGCAAACATTAAATTTACTTTAATGATTGGTAAACAGTCAATTGCTAATATTGTATTAAGGTATAAAGGGGACTTTAGAAGTGCTCCAAACTTTAATGCAGAAATGACTCCAGAGTTTAAGAAATTATTTAAATCATGAAGATATTGATTATGGCTCCAGGACGATGTGGATCAAGTATGTTGGCCGAGGCAATAAGACATAAATTAAAATTAGATTATGTGTGTGAACCTTTTAATAATGATTTACATGATAATATGAGCTTTGATCACAAGAATGTAAGTGATAATACTTTGGTTAAATGTATTTTGGGCGAAGGCGCAGTGCCGAATGGATACCCACAAAACATTGAAGGTGTTATAAAGTTTTTTACTGAGTTTGCTCAACAGTTTGATAAAACATTTCTTTTAGTGAGAGATGATTTTGCAGAAAGATTATTTTCAGTATTGCATGCTCACCAATATGGTACTTGGACAGGGGAATATAAAAGACAAGAAATAAAATTAGATGATCCTAGACATGATCCTCATATAGATTATTTTATGAAAACTAACATTATTATACATGCTTTGTGGAATAATAAATATACTATATTACAATATTTAAATTTATATAATAAAGATAAAGAAGTGTCTAGGAAAGAGTGGACAAAAATAGTTGGCCCAGAGTTGCCAGGATACTTTGAATCAATATACGAAAAATGGTTAAATCCAAAAAATAGGAAGAAAATTTCAAATGTTAAAATTTAAAAATCACACACCATTGCATGAGGCGGCTAAAAATACGCACATGACGCATATTGAAGATTTAATTCTTGATGGTGGAGTTAAGGGGGCACGCCAGGCTATACTTGCACTCAGGTCGCTGCGAGATATGTTATCCGGTAACGCAAAATCACCTGTAGACGTTACTGTTAAATGGGACGGTGCCCCCGCCGTATTTGCTGGAATTGATCCAGGTGATGGAAAATTCTTTGTTGCAAAGAAAGGCATTTTTAATGCTAATCCTAAAGTTTATAAGTCACATGAAGATATTAAAGCAGATACTTCAGGAGATCTTACTAAGAAATTAATCCTAGCATTTGATGAACTATCTAAATTAGGTATCACAAATGTTATTCAAGGAGATTTCATGTATGATCAGAGTGATTTAAAGAGTGAAACAATTGATGGCCAGAAGATGACAGTGTTTCACCCCAATACAATTGCATATGCAATACCAAAAGGAACAACTTTAGAGAAAGAAATTAGTTCTGCAAAGATCGGTATTGTATGGCATACTACTTATAGTGGTGCGACATTTGAAACAATGAAAGCTGAATTTGGTAGAGAAATTGTACCGAAATTAAAGAAATCAAAAACTGTTTGGATGCAAGATGCTACACTTCCTGATTTATCTGGAACTGCAACTCTTACAGCTAAAGAAACTGAAACTTTAAATAAAAATTTATCAGCCGCAGGTAAAATATTCCAAAAGATTGCATCAAACACATTAAAAGAAATTGAATCCAATAAAGAATTAAATATGATTATTAATGTTTATAATAATCGTAAGGTAAGAGAAGGCCAAAGAATTACAGATACCAAAAAACATGCTACAGGCCTAATCATGTTTGTCCGAGATAGATATGCAAAGGAAATTGATAAACGATCATCTCAGAAAGGTAAAGATGTACAAATACAAAAAAGAGACGAATTATTAAAGTTTTTTGATAAAAAGAACCTAAAAAATCTGCAATTAATCTTTGATTTACAGAATTTTGTTATAACTAGTAAATTAATTATTATAAATAAACTAAACAAACTCTCTAAAATAGGGACCTTTGTTAAAACTAAGTCCGGATTTAAGGTAACCAACCCCGAAGGTTTTGTTGCCATAGATCGAATGGAAGGTGGTGCTGTTAAGTTGGTAGACCGAATGGAATTTTCTACTAATAATTTCAGTAAAGATATTATAAAAGGTTGGGATAATCCTAACTAATATATGGGTAACCGAGGATAAAAATGCTAACATTTAAGCAATATTCAGAAGCTGCTTCAGCTAGAACAAGAATGAAAATGAAAATCGCCATGAAGAAAAACAAGGCGAAGATCGCTCTTGGCCGAAAGAAGGCCGCCAAAAAACTCGCATCCCCAGAAGAACTCA